CAACCATCGGGGTTTCTGCTCGTCTAGAGGGTACGACCCGCACCTTTACCGAGGCTCTCCTTAAAGATGTTATTCAGGAAGTGTTCGTTTCTGGTGGTACGCCTACCCTTGCTGTTATGCGTCCTGCGCTCAAGCAGAAAGTTTCTGGCTTTACTGGAAACGCTGCCTACCGCGTTAACACCGACAACTCGGTTGGTAATGTGACCGTGGTTGCTGGTGCTGACCTGTACCAGTCGGACTTTGGTGTTCTCCAGCTCGTACCTGATCGCTTTATGCGTTCTAGCGACCGTGAGGTGCTTGTACTCGATCCGGATTTTGCCGCCTTAGCCTTTTTAAGGCCGTTTGCTACAAAAGACCTGGCAATCAACGGTGACAGCGAGCGTTCACAGCTTATCGCTGAACTCACGCTGGAAGTTCGTAACGAAGCTGCCCACGGTATCGTGGCTGACCTCAACACGAACTAAACTGCTGTAAAATGGGGGGTGGGTAACTGCCCCCCTATTTAGGAGTTATATGCCTAAGTTATTCTCGCAAGACCTGGACACCCAAACGGTACAGATTGCACACGATGACGGAGAAGGCGGTCTTATCTTAGAGACCAAGCAAAACGTAAAGCCTTTCCTAGAACAAAACAAAGCCTCCTACGCCCAGATAGATGAGAGGGCAAGATGGGGAGAGTTCACAAAGATTGCATCCATTCCATTTACTGTTATACAACAGTTAAACAAGGAGGGGATTCTGCGCGGGTTTCACATAGTCGAGCCTAAGAAGTTAAAGGCTTGGTTAAATGATCCTGACCAGCGATATTTTAGAACTCGACCTGGACGAATATGAATAGAGAGACTTTGTTTTTAGATAAAGTTAGCCCAGAGCCAAATTCTGGATGCTGGCTATGGACTGCGGCTGTAGACCAATGTGGCTACGGACTTTTTGGTGTTGGTGGGTCAGGCAACAATACTCGCGCACATAGGTGGGCTTATGAGTATTACAAGGCCAAAATACCGCCAAAAATGAAAGTCTGTCACAGGTGTGACAACCCAAGTTGTGTTAACCCAGATCATTTGTTTGTTGGAACGGACGCTGATAATGTTCGTGACAGGGACAACAAAAACAGAACTGCCAAAGGTGAGCAAAATGGCAAGTCTGTTATTAAAGCGGAACAGATAGACCTTATTAGGAAGTCTCCATTGTCAGAAAGAGCTTTGGCAAAGGAGTTGATGGTTTCTAGGGGTACTATTAACGCCATACGATCTGGCAGAACTTGGAGGCACATTTGAGAGTAGCAATCTGTATCCCTTCACGCGGGGATATGATGATGGGGACGGCGTTTGACCTAGCAACCTTGTGCGGATATGACTCCCGATTTAGGGATGGCACACAGGCTATTTATACGGTTGCGGGTACGCTGATATTTGACCAACGCAACAAACTAGCAGAAGCGGCGTTAAAAGAGGGTGCAGATTACATCCTCTGGATAGACGCTGACATGCGGTTTCCCAAGACAACGATAGAGAGGTTGCTGGCTCACGACAAAGACATTGTGGGCGTAAACGCTACCACTCGGAACTACCCTGTAAGCCCTACCGCAAAGCACCTGAACTGCGACTTTGAGAACAACTCCTCTACTTGGCTACCCGTGAACTCTAAAGGTAAGACTGGGCTAGAGAAGGTGGCTGCAATCGGTTGCGGAGTGATGCTGGTTAAACGCAAAGTTTTTGAGAAGACAGCTCAACCTTGGTTCTGGTTTCACAAGCTGAAGTCAGACAAGATACTAGGTGAGGACGTTCACTTCTGTATTGCGGCTCACGATGCTGGATTTGAGACTTGGGTAGATCATGGCCTAAGTAACGAGATAGGTCACATAGGACAATACACTTACTCATGGCAGGATATACAAAATGGCTCTGACCAACTACAGCGACCTAAAAACATCGGTCGCAAACTATCTGGGAAGAAGCGATCTAACTAGCGTTATTCCCGACTTTATTACGCTGGCAGAGATTCGTCTTGCTAGGCAGTTGCGGTTACGGCAGATGCTAAAGACCGTGACCAGTAGCACAACGGGTGGCGATAACACGGTTGGCCTTCCTGCTGACTTCTTATCCATCCGTGACATCTATATTGACCAAAACCCACGAAGAACGCTCTCTTATTTATCACCCTCAGCTTTTACAAGGGACGCTAGGGCTTCTGAGTCTGGTCTACCTAACTTCTACACTCAGAAGGGTTCAGAGCTAGAGCTGGCTCCGATACCTGACACCAACTACACATTGGTCATGCTTTACTACGCACGACCTGCGGCTTTATCAGACGCAAACACAAGTAACGAGTTTATGGCGATCTGCCCAGACGCGCTTTTGTATGGTGCTTTGGTAGAGGCAGAGCCTTATCTTATGAATGATGCAAGGCTGGCTGTGTGGACGCAGTTATACAGCAACGCAGTACAGAGTCTTGCAGAATCCGATAACACCTCAGAGTACGCAGGTGTCCCACTTACTATGTCCGTGACATCGAGGTAACTATGGCTGAACTATCTAACTATCTGGAAAACTCTCTTTTAGACCATGTGTTGCGTGGCACAAGCTACACCTCGCCCACCACGGTCTTTGTCGGTCTTTATACGTCTGATCCTGGGGACGACAACTCAGGCGCAGAGTGTACGGGCGGGGCTTATGCTCGACAGATCCTATCTGTAACCACGGCCTCGGGAGGCATTGTGACCTCCTCTGCGGATGTGACATTCCCCCAGGCTACAGACAACTGGGGAACCATCTCCCACCTTGGCCTCTTGGACGCGGTAACTTCTGGCAACCTTCTTATGCACACGGAGTTGACCACCAGCAAGACGATTACCGCAGGTGACGTACTTAAGATCAGTTCTGGCAGTTTGACAGCAAGCCTTGACTAATGTCGCTTACCCTAGAGCAGTTAGACCAATTTGGGTCGCTTGACTCTTTACCATTCAGCTTAGATAACAACTGGACAGACGAAGGGGTCTGCGGGCCTTTTACGTTAGAAGGCTTAGATGCCTTTGGAAGCATAGATTCTCTAGGGTACAGCCTAGATGACGGTATTTGGCTGTCCACCACGACCTGCGCAAAGATTGCCTCTGCGGAGATCACAGGAACAGGAACGCTTACCGCTACTGCGGACTTTAGGCTTCCCATATTTATCTCTGGAAGCATTACAGGGGTTGGAACACTTACATCTGATGCTTTCCTAGTAAGACTCGCAGAAGGGTCGATTACAGGCTTTGGAAGCCTATCTGCAAGCGTCTCTCGTATACAGACAGTAGACGGGGCCATATCGGGTTCTGGAAGCCTCTCGGCCTCTGTGCAGAGGATTCAGTTTGTAGACGGGGCTATAACAGGCACAGGAAGCCTTACGGCGGGTGCGTTTAAGCAACGGTTAGTCTCAGGTTCTATTACAGGCACAGGCTCACTATCTGCGCTTGCGGGCTTTACCGCAGAGGGTCAGGCAGAGATTACTGGGTCTGGTTCGTTTGCGGCAGCAATCAATTTCATAGCAAACATACAAGCCCAAGTACAGGGCGTAGGAACGCTCATCTCATCTTTGTATGTGTTTGGTGAGGAGTGGTCTCCTGTAGCAGATGAGGCAAATACTTGGACACCTGCGGCAGTAGAGGCAAATACTTGGACTGCGGTTGCTGTAGATACAAATACATGGACTCCTGTTTCTGAGGGGTCTAATACTTGGACAACATCTCAGGTAGAAGCAAGCACATGGCAATAAGCAAAGTAAATTTTACAGAGTGGCTTCCTGACCAGCCTGGTGTTGTCGGAGCGTTAACCAACGCCCGCAATGTCTTTCCAAAGGCGGTTGGGTATGGAGCCTTCCCAGAAGAAGAGAATTACTCACAGGATGCCTCTGAAGCACTAAACAATATCGCGGCAGGAATTGACTCAAGCGGGTCTACGCGGGTATTTGCTGGTGGTTCTACAAAGCTATTCTTGTTGGACTCTGCGGACTTGTCTTTGGATGACATTTCAGGCTCAACATATAGCTCTGCGGAACGCTGGCGGTTTGTCCAGTTTGGTGACTATATGATTGCCGTAAACGGCGAGCAGAGGGTTCAGTATGCAGATATGTCGTCCACCACAATTACGTTTGCGGACATAGACGCTTCTGCTCCTACCGCACGATTCTTAACAGTCGTTCGGGACTTTGTGGTTGTCGGAAATACGTCTACCTACCCAAACGAAGTGGTGTGGTCTGGGATAAACAACCCAAACACTTGGGGCAATACTTCAGTAACCCAGTCTGACAACCAAGTCATCCCTGATGGCGGCGATGTTAGAGGGATAACAGGTGGCGAGTTTGGACTCATACTGTTAGAAAAGTCGGTCATTCGTATGTCCTACGTTGGGTCTCCGATCATCTTTCAGTTTGACAACATTGCTAGGAATCTAGGTTGTTACGAGCCTAACTCTGTTATCCAATGGCAGGGCATAACGTACTGGCTTGCGGATGATGGGTTCTATGCTTGTAACGGTGAGAGCATTGAGGCGATAGGCGCAGAGAAGGTTAACAGGCATTTCTTTGACACCCTTGCGGAGTCGAATCTTTCTAATATGTCTGCGGCTATAGACCCATTTAGAGCGTTGGTGCTTTGGGGTTACCCTTCTTTAGACGACACTTACAGAATCCTGATGTATCACATCCCCACTAAAAAGTGGTCGTTTGCTGAGACAGGGATAAACAGGATTGCGGATATTGCGACTCCTGCCGTGACTTTAGAGGGGTTGGATGCCTACTCTGCGTCTTTGGATGCCCTGCAAGTCTCTTTAGACTCTCGGCAATGGTTGGGTGGTAAGTTATTAGTTGCGGGCGTTTCTGGGTCTAAGATCATCACATTTACAGGCCCAAGTAAGGCTGCAAGGATTGCGTCTGCGGACTTGGAGACAGGCGCAAATATGTCTATGGTGACCCTTGT